CCGGAAGGTCAAGGCCGGTCCGCTGTTTGAGCCCATTCCGTTCGTCACACGGGCGATCGGCGACTCGCTCGTGGTCGCACGCCCCACGGACACGGAGAAGATCGCCGCCGTAGCACAGAAGCTGTCACGCGACGCCGCGAGGGTCAAGGAGGAACTTCGCCGGCTGGGTGCGACGGAGGCCAACCCGGTCAGCCAGACGGTGCTCGCACAGGAGCTCAACTGGGGCGCCGGACGCGTCCGCAAGGCCGGCCAGTCCACGGTGGACATCCGGTTCGCCGTCGGAGGCGGACGCGGCAACTCCACCAGCTACTGGCTCACACCGGTTGAGGATCACACGTGAAACCGGTGCCAAACCAGTTTGAAACCGGTTCAAACCTGTTTGTAAACCGGTCCGGCCGGGGCTTTGTTAGCCCCGGACCGGTTTCAGTTTCGGAATAGGCCAACTTAAGGAGGACAAGATGATGCTGGACGGCATCGCGGTAGGAGGTCCACGGGCGGGAGTCAAGCTAACGGCGCCGCCCGGCTGGCCGGGTCGCATCAAGGGGTACGACGGGCACTACTTCTGGGATGAGGCGGCGCACGCCTGGTGCTGGGACTCGCGGGTCTGGGACCGGTACAGGGGCGTGTACCGGCCGTGAGTAAAGAAGTTTACTGCCTCGGTCTACAGTAGACATATGGGCGATGACTGGGTGGATGCGGTGGAACGTCGAATTGACGCTGAGCTAGGTCGCCTAGGTGACCAGGATGACCCCACCCTGCGTCGTCGACTGGAGGCGTGGAAGCTGCGAGTGCTAGGTCACTCCATCGAGCAGGTTGCGGACCTCCTGGGCATCTCGATCGCCACCGCGTGGCGGGACCTACGCTGGTGCCTGGACAACGTCCCCGCGGCTTACGAGAACGCGGAGGACTACCGCCGCGTGTCGCTGCGTCGCCTGGACGAGATGATCCGGCGTCACCAGCTGAGTACGAGCGACGCCGGGGACCGGACGATCCTAGCCGTGGCGGACATGCAGGCCAAGCTGCTGGGTGCGTACGCGCCGTCCAAGGTGGACGCGTCCGTCACGGTCCGCACGGAGCTGGCCGGTGTCGACGTAGGTGAGCTGTAGTGCCCACGGTTGTGACGCACCGGTACGCGCCGCGAGGCGCGTGCCGGGAGGTCTTTCACACCCGTGCTGACGAGGTGCTGCTGTCCGGACCGGCCGGCACCGGCAAGTCCCGGGCGTGCCTGGAGAAGCTGCACGCGGTCGCGCTCAAGTACCCGGGCTCGCGGGGACTCATCGTGCGGAAGACCGCGACGTCGCTCACCAACACGGCGCTGGTCACCTGGCGCGAGAAGGTCGTCCCGGAGGCGCTGGCGCACGGCGTCCTGGAGTGGTACGGCGGCAGCGCGCAGGAGGCGGCGGGCTACCGGTATGGCAACGGGAGCGTCATCAACGTCGGCGGCATGGACCGGGCCGAGCGCATCATGTCCTCGGACTACGACGTCGCCTACGCGCAGGAGGCCACGGAGCTGACCGTCCGGGACTGGGAGGTCATCACCACCCGCCTGCGCAACGGGCGTCTGCCCTACCAGCAGCTCACCGCGGACTGCAACCCGCAGCAGCCCAGCCACTGGCTCAAGGTGCGCTGTGACGAGGGCCGGACGCGGATGCTGCACAGCCGGCACGAGGACAACCCGCTTCTGTTCGACGATGACGGCCGGGTCACGGAGTTCGGGCGGACGTACATCGCCAAGCTGGACGCGCTCACGGGCGTGCGCAAGCCGCGCCTGCGTCACGGCCTCTGGGTCGCCGCCGAGGGCGTCGTCTACGAGGACTGGAACCCGGCCGTCCACGTCATTGACTCGTTCGAGATCCCGGTGGACTGGCCGCGCTACTGGGCCGTCGACTTCGGCTTCACCAACCCGTTCGTCTGCCAGTGGTGGGCGGAGGACCCGGACGGCCGGCTGTACCTGTACCGGGAGCTGTACCGGACGCAGCGCCTGGTCGAGGACCACGCCCGGGACATGCTGAGCTACGTCACGGACGCCGACGGCGTCTGGACGGAGCCGCGGCCGCGGGCCGTCATCTGTGACCACGACGCGGAGGGGCGCGCCACCCTGGAACGTCACCTCGGCATCCGGACGACGGCGGCCAGCAAAACCGTCACGACGGGCCTGCAGGCGGTCCAGGGGAGGCTACGGGCCGCCGGCGACGGCAAGCCGCGCCTGCTGGTGCTGGCCGGTGCGCCGACCTACCGTGATCCGGCCCTGGTGGAGGCCCTTAAGCCGTGCTCGACCGTCGAGGAGTTCCCGGGCTACGTGTGGGCGCCGGGTCCGGACGGCCGCCCGGCCAAGGAGGAACCGCTTAAGGAGGACGACCACGGACTGGACGCAACTCGCTACCTGGTAATGGCGCGAGACGGCCGAACGCGCGGAACGGTGCGCTGGCTCTAAGGTCTAGCCGAGTGGTTTCTCTCCAGCCTGGTACATTCAAACGGAGAGGCGGCGACATTGACAACGCTCACTGAGGCCTGGAACGCCGGTCGCGCGGAACGACGCGAGCGACCCGGACGTACTCGGCGCCCCATTCTCGTTGTCATTCTGGCCCTGGTAACCGCTCTGGCCAGGCGACTTCCGTCCTGGCGCCGGGTCCGGACCACCGTTATGGCGCTCACCGGATTTACTCTTCTGGACATCGCGGCATTTCAGTGGAACAGCATCGCCGGGTTCGCGGTGGCCGGCATCTGCGTGCTTATCCTCGAGGCCCTAGGTGGTGACTAGGTGCGGTCACCTATTCGTGTCCTCGGTAGCCTCGTAAACAAGGCGCCCGTCTCGTACGCAGCTCGCTCCGGTGTAGGCGCGGGCCTGTTCACGGGCACTCGCGGCCGGGATCGCACGTCGCAGCTGCAGACGATGGGATCCGTGGGCACGGTCTTCTCGATCGTGCACCGCACGTCCACCAAGACCGCCGCGGTCAACTGGCACATGCACCGCCTCACGCGTCCCAACTCCGGGGTCACGTGTCCGCTCTGCGACGAGCCGAACGTGCAGCCGGTCGAGGACCACCTAGCCCTGCGCATCTGGAACAGGCCCAACGACTTCTACACCCGCAGCGAGCTGGTTGAGGCGGGCCAGCAGCACCAGGATCTGACCGGTGAGACCTGGCTGATCGTCGAGCGCAACCCGGCGCTCCGCAGCATCCCGCTGGGTCTGTGGTGCGTTCGCCCGGACCGCATGGAGGTCGTACCCAGCAAGGAGGACTTCCTCGCTGGGTACGTCTACCGGGGCCCGGACGGCGAGCGCGTGCCGCTGGCCCGTGATGAGGTCATCCAGCTTCGCCTGCCCGACCCCGAGGACCCCTACCGGGGACTTGGACCGGTGCAGGCCGTGATGCGTGACATCGACTCGGCGCGGTTCTCGGCCGAGTGGAACCGCAACTTCTTCCTCAACAGCGCGGAGCCGGGCGGCATCATCGAGACCGACGGTCGCCTGAGTGATGACGAGTTCGAGGAGCTGCGCAGCCGCTGGGCGGAGCAGCACCGGGGAGTCGCGGCCGCGCACCGGGTGGCGATCCTCGAGGGCCACAAGTGGGTCGACCGGACCTACACGAACCGCGACATGCAGTTCACCCAGCTGCGGCACCTGTCACGGGACATGATCCGCGAGGCGTTCGGCATCGCGAAGTTCGCCCTGGGCGACGTTGACGACGTCAACCGCGCCACGGCGGAGGCGTCCAAGGCCTGGTTCGCGGAGTCCATCACCGTCCCCCGCCTGGACCGCTGGAAGAGCGCGCTCAACAACGACTTCCTACCGCTGTTCGGCACGACCGGCCAGGGCGTCGAGTTCGCCTACGCGAACCCCGTGCCGCAGGACCGTGAGAGCGAGAACGCGGAGCGCGGCAGTAAGACAAGCGCCTGGGCCACCCTCGTCAGTGCGGGCGCTGACCCGGACGACGCGGCGGATGTATGTGGGCTTCCGCGGATGCGGATGCAGGAGGTGGAGGCGGCACGTGAACCAGCAGTGGCTTAAGCTGGCCCGCCCGGTGGCGGAGCTGCGGCGTGGGCGGACCGACTGGTACCGCATCGAGAACGCCACCTCCAACGGCCGCGCCGAGGTCTACATCTACGACGAGATCGGGTACTTCGGCGTCACGGCGGCCGACTTCGCTCGCGAGGTCAACGCCCTCAACGTCGAGGCCATCGACCTGCACCTGTCCAGCCCGGGGGGCTCCGCCTTCGAGGGCGTGGCCATCTACAACTCCCTGCTGCACCACCGAGCGACGGTGACGTCCTACGTGGACAGCCTCGCGGCGAGCGCGGCGTCCGTCATCGCGATGGCCGGCGACCGGATCATCATGCGCACCGGCTCGCAGCTGATGATTCACGAGGCGTCCGGGATGGGTATCGGCAAGGCCGACGACATGCGTGAGCTGGCGGACCTGCTGGATAAGACCAGCGGCAGCATCGCCGACATCTACGCGGAGCGGCGCGGCGGCACGGCCGCTAAGTGGCGCAAGGCCATGAAGAACGAGACCTGGTACGACGCCCAGGAGGCGGTCAGGGCCGGGTTGGCCGACGAGGTCAGCGGCGCGAGCGACGAGTCCCAGAACAGCTGGGACCTGAGCATCTTCAACTACGCCGGACGCAACCACGCGCCGGCTCCCATCGACGACGTTGACCCGTTCCGGGTCGACGCCGAGGAACTAAGGCGAGCACTACAGGAGGCCTTCCAGTGACCGCACCTACCATTCCCGCGAGCGCGGCCGAACTGGAGGCCATGCTCCTCGACACCACCAAGCTGAGCGAGATCGCCAAGACGCCGAAGTCGCTGGGTGAGTTCATCAAGAACTACGCCCAGGCGCAGCTGGCCAAGCAGGGCGAGCACCTGCAGGCGCAGATCAAGGAGCAGACGCAGATCGTCCTGGCGGAGATGCTCAAGGAGAACAAGGGCGTCCTCACCAACCG